CGATGCGTGCGGCGAGTTGGGTTGCACCGAGGCCCTCAGCGCGGCCCTCGGCGATCGCGTCGAAGAGCGCTGCTTTCGACTGGGCGGAGAGGTCAATCAGTCCGGCGCGCCGGCCGCCGGCGCCGGCGACGGCGCGGGCCACCGGATCGGGCAAGCTGCCGGAGATCCCGGCGAGCTCGGCTGCTTGCGACACTTCCTTTACCACTTCGAGATACTGCGCTTCGAACATCTGCCGGAACGTGGTCCAGTGTGTACCGATGCCAAGGGCGTCGAGGATCCGCGCGACTAGCAGCTCATCGCTCTTTTCTTCGATCGCCTTTTCCTTAGGCGTCAGGTCTTCCTCCTCGAGGAGTGGGAGCGCCGCCTGACGTGCCGCCTTTCCCAGGTCCTTGAAGAAGGCCTTGAGGCGCTTTTCAAAGGCCTTTGCCCGCGGCTCCTCCTGGGCAGCGACCAGGCGAAGGAAGCGGGTGCCTGCCCGCCGTGCCTGAAGCGGCGCGAGGGCCTTCTCGCCGCGTTCCTTGGGCTCCTGGGTGACCTGCCCGTCGCGCGGCGGGGCGCCTGCGGCGACTTCCACCACAGAAATCGGCCTCAGGTAGATTTTGTGGCTGTCGTCGACATCGAGCCCGGCAGCTTCGCGCGCCTCGGAAACCATCACCCATCCGCCTTGCACGCGCTTGTTCCAGCGATCGGTTTCCTTGTCCTCGTCATCGGCCAACGCCAGCACTTCGGACGTGTCCCACGCTGTTTTCACCCGACCGGTGGCCGGGCCGAAGTCCGGCAGGAGCGAGCGGTCGATCTCGTCCGCGAACACCCGGCCGATCGGCAGAACGCCATTGTGCCAAGCGAGCTTTCTCATCTCCGCCATGGTTGCGCCGACCTTAGTCGACTGCAGCCCGGCGCCGAAGCCGACGACGGCCGCCGGGATGCCGAGTGAGGCGCAGACGCGCTCCTCCGCCACGTCGCGCGCTTCCGACATGTTCATCTGCTGCGGGTTGAAGCCGTAGGGTGCGACGTCGGTGGGGGCGCCCATCACCAGCGGCCCACCGCGGCGATCGCCGCCGAAAGCCTGCTGGAACCACGCCTTGGTCGCCTCGACGTCCTCGGCCGGGACGACGCCGCCTCTGGGACTGATGACGACGCCAGGCACGCCCATGTTGCGCAAGAGCGATGCGACGAAGTTGGAGCTTTCGAGATCCATGAAGATTTCGCGGATCGCGCCGTCGAGCGGCGAAATCCCTAGCCGCGGGTCGCGCGGATCGATGCCTTGGCGGAAGTGCACCACGTCGGCCGGTTCCACCTTGATGGGTTCGACACCGCCGCCTGGCGAATAGACGTAGTGCGAGAGCAGCGTGCTGCCGTCTTCCGGGCCGTAAGGCTTCATCGTCCAGTGCGGCACGTACCAAAGCTCCGCCGGCCGGCCGACGCCGTTCCGCGCCTTCAGCCAATAGGCGTTACCCGCGATGCAGTAGCTCAGCACCGTGCCGGACCAGAGCGCGATGTCGCCGTAATATTCGTTCGGCCGCGCGATCAGCGAGAGCATGTCGTGGTCGGCAAGATCGTCCACCTTGCCGCCGCGGCCGTAGCGCATGACGGTCAGCCGCGCTTCGGGGAGCGAGCGCTGGATCCACTGCACCGGCGCGGTCACGACCGAGGCGTCGAGGCAATCGCCGATCTCGCGCCGGTAATCGAAGCGCGTGCGTCGCAACAGCCCGCTGGTCAGGAGCGGGCGAGGCGCGTGCCGCATCCCAGTAAGCGCCTTGGAAAACCATTTAAGCATCGGCGGGTATCCAGTCCTTGTCGAGTTCGCTTTGAGGCTGTTCGCCGATCTGGCCGGTCAGAGGCTTCCAGCGGGGTCCGTCCATGCCAGCGGCCGCGTTGATGCCGAGGAAGGCTGCCCAGGTTCGGTCGGCGTGATCGTCGTCGCGCTCGGCGACGAAACGTGGAACGCCGGTCGGACCGGTCATCTTGCGCAGCTTGTGCAGGTCGGATCGCAACGCGACGTCGCCTGCCGAGATCCGCACACGTCGGTCCTCGAACCGTTCCTTGCCTTGTGTCGCCATCACCAGCTTGCTGGACGATGTGAACTGCACGCCTTCGATCCTGCCGGGATAGCGGCGCTCGGCGTCTTCCACGACCTTCTCGCCCATGCCCGTCTGGTCGATGCAGGCGCGCACCACCCAGAAATCACGCATCACCTCGTCGAAGGCCATGTCCATTTCAGCGAAGGTCGCGCGCTTCTGCTCGATCCGCTTGCGCTCCCAGAGAACGTCGCCCACCAGCTCCCACACCCAGACGACGTGCAGGTCATTGCGGCGGCCGATATCGCGACCGACGAAGCAAGGGCCGCCCTGGTAGTTTTCGGGCTTGCCGGCAGCATCGTCCTCGCAAGACGAGATCAGATCATAGGAGAGCCAGGCGCTCGCCTCGTCGAGATATTTCAGTTCGTATTCCTGCGCCCAGGCGTCGTCGTCCGCGATGCCGGCCCGCAGCTCGGTGATGTTGCGCGGCAGTCCGTCCGCCACCGCCTGGTAGATGTCCACCACATGGCGAGACCAGGCTTCATCCTTGCCGGTGTCCAGTTCATAGAACTTCCCGGACTTGCCGTTCGGCGTGGACGTGACGCGGAGCTTCCAGCCGGCGGAGATGACCGGGAAAAGAGCCTTCCAGATCGCGTTCGAATCCTTGTGGAAGGCGAACTCGTCCAGGAAGACGTTGGCAGAGAAGCCGCGCGCGGTGTCAGGATTTGCGGGTAGCGCGGTGATCTTGGAGCCGTGTGGCAGCTCGACTTCGAGGGCCCGATAGGTGCCGTTGTCGCCGACCCAGTCGTAAGGCTGGATTTCGTCGAACACGAGCCCATAGGCCTTCGCGTGGAGCTTCACGCCTTCGTTCATTGCCTCGGCCGCCTGGCGCTCACCGCGCGACAGGATCACCCAGCGCGTTCGCCTGCCGGCGATTGCCGCCTCGAAGGCATCATCGACGATCTCAAGCGTGGTGGTGAAGGTCTTGCCGGTCTGACGGGCGAACTTCCCGATCTTGAAGCGCGACTTGTCGTGGAACCACCGGCGCTGGTAGCCGTACAGAAGCGGCTGCTGCATCACGCGCCCCCGCTGTAGGCTTCGCGGATAATGCGCAGGACCTCGTCCTTGTCGATCTTCTTGCCTGCCTTTTCGACCGCATCGACCGCCTGGCCGACTTTCTCGCCGAGTTCCTTTTCGACCTTCTGACGACGTGCAGTGGATACGCCCTGTGCCTGGGCGGCGGCGCGCAGCGCATTGGCAAGTGACATGGCACCCTTCGGGTCTATGCCAGCTTCGCCTTTCGACGTGAGCAGCTCGAAGATCAGCGTCTTGATCGCCTCGGCCGCGATCAAGGTCAGATCGTCCGACGCCTGCGGATCGAACTTGCCGGCGATCGTCGAGGCTATCTCGCGCGTCTCGTTCAGCCGCTGGGTCATTGTCGCGAGCCTGATCGAGTAGCGGTTGAACGCCGAAAACGACGGGATCGGGAATTCCAGGTCGCCGCGGTGCTCACGCTGGATTGCCTCAAGCTTCGCGACGAACTCGCTGTAGATGTCCGTCTGCGTCCGATCGCGGTTCTGCAGCTCCTCGGCCGCCCAGGCGACGACGGGGGCGCACGCCTCGGGCAACATGTCTATATTGGTCGGCCGGCCGCGTCCCATGGATCAGGCCTCCGGCGACGGGCGGGCAACGCCCTCGATGACGCTCTTGCGCTGCACGTGGTCAAGGCCTGCGCGGGTGATAGAGCCAATGTAGACCGTGCCGGCTTCAGTGATGGTCACGGCGCCGAGTTCCTTCAGCTTCAGGAGCTGGGTGCGAACCCAATCGCGCGACCGGTTGTGGCCGAACGTTTCCAGGAGCGCGGTCAGCAGCGTTTCGTTCATCCGGCCATCGAGCTGCTCGGAAAGTCCACGAAGGATCACCAGCCGGGCATCGCGTGCGGAGTGTTCTTCGAAAGTGAGGGAAGTCATGCTTCAGCCTTTTGCCTCAGATAGTCGTCGATGCGGTGCACGGTTCGCGAAACGCTGCCGACCGTTTCGCCGAGCGCGTTTACGGTGCCTTTCAGCTCCGCCAGTGCGAGTTTCAGTTCCATGACCGTGTCCTTGTCGGGCAGGTGCTTGAGTTCGTCTTCCACGCGCTGGATCCGACGGTCGTGCTCGATGAGCGTCTTCTCCGTCTTCTCAAGTCGGGTCCCGAGGGCCTTTTCGCCGGACGAGAAATAGCCCTTGGCATGGCCGAGCAGAGCGATGCCGCCGAGGACGACGCCTAAATATTGCGAAATTTCTGCCGGCGTCATCGATTCACCTTCCGCAGTTCGCGCTCGTGAGTGTCTTGGCAAAGGATGCAGCGCGTCGCCGAAGGCATAGCTCGCCGGCGCGCTTCGCCGATCGGCTTGCCGCATTCTTCACATTCATTCAGGCCATGGCCGGCAAGCGCCGATCGGGCGGCGGCAATCGCCGCTTCCTTCTCCTGCTCGACGCGCTGGTCGCTCAGTTCGCGGTCGAAATTGCCGATCCTCATTGACCGCTCCCGTCGACCGCAGCGACGGCTGCCGCGCGCCGTTGCTCGCAGATACGAAGTGAGGCGCGATCGGCGCCCCATTTGCTGGTCACTTCCTCGGCGGTGATCGCTCGATCGGGAAGCGGAACGGGATCGGCGCAAGGTTGCCGCGCCGAATCGGAAACCACGGGCTTGATGATCTCGGTGCGGATCACCGGCTTCGGTTCAGCGGGCGAGCAGGCGGACGCGACCATGGTCAAGGCCGCAAGCGCCGCCATCAGGCAGAGCCGCATTCTTCTTCTCCAGTTCGACTTGTTCTTGTTCGGCCGCGCGGATGCGTTCGTTAGCGGCGGTTTCGACGCGCAGAGCTTCGCGCGCCTGGTCGGCGATGCGGCGAGCTGTATGAGCATTCGCTCGCTCGATCTCGGCAGCCCAGTAACTGTCCCGCTCGGCGCGGGCTTCGGCCGTTGCGGTGTCGATCATGCCCGAGACCTTGGAGGCGGCGAAAGCAGTCAAGCCCGCGCCGGCCGCGAACAGCAGGCCAGCGATGATGAACGGCGCTGCGGCCTTCGATAGCAGCGCCGTCATTGGATTTCTCCCGAGGCGCCGCCCGGCTGGTCGCGCGGCAGGTTCGCTGCCGAGCGGTAGTCCATGGAACCGAAGGCACGGTGGATGCCGAGCAGTGCGGCGATCAGGGCGATCATGCTCGGGACGGTGATGCCAGCAAGGTCTACGGCTTCACGCGAGCCGAGCAGACCCCCAGCAACGATGGCGCCGATGACGATCCAGGCGAGGACGAACGAGGTCCAGAACGCCTGACGGGTGAGGCCGTAGCCGGGTTTCTGCATGTCAGGCCTCGTTCCGGGAAATGGTGCCGGCGGCGCTGAGGCGAACCGGCCCTCCTACGGGCTCACCGCCGGTTGTCGGCCAGCGAATAGCCTGGCATCGGCTTTTTTCGATGCGCGTGATGCTGACGCTGTTGGCCTGGTTGCCGCCGAGCACGTGATAGTGGGTGCGGTCCTCGCCGACATAGAAGCCGACATGGCCGCCGCCCGGACGCTTGAAGACGAGGACGGCGCCAAGAGCGGGTGAAGACAGGGGACGGCCGAACGTCGACCAGTTCATCGCGGCAAGCGGATTGGAGGGGAGCTCCTCTTCGGGCAGGGTCACCGCGATCCAGTGGCCGACCGCCAGACCGCACCATGGAATGTCATCATTGCCGTAGAAGCTGGCGACCCACCCGCCGAAGCGCTTTGCCCAGGACATGATGGTCGAATTGGATTTGGCGCCGGCGATTTCCTTGAGCCCCAGGTAACGCCGCGCGTCGCGCATCCAGACGGGTTCGACTGGCATCTCTGGCCGGCCGTTGAAGATGACCAGCGAGCTTCCCAGGACCTGCGGATCGCGCCGCAGGAATTCAATGGTTGCGGCGGTCGCGGTGCCCGTTACAGGCAGGTCAAATCTCCTTTGAAACGCCTTCAAGCCGGCGATGACGCCGCGCCCATGCGCCGTGTCCTGCGCCGCGCCGTAGACGCCGTGCGCAGTCAGGCGCTTGATCAGCCAGGTGTCGAAATCCATTGAGCCCGCCTTTTGCTAAGCGGCGCGCCCCATGTGGAGGCGCGCCGATTGGGCTCAAACTGGCATTTTTGGGAATGTGTGTTCATCCACGCGGCTGCGTGGATCAGGCGGTCTTCCCCGCCAGCCAATCTTCAAGATCAAGCTGCATGTCGGCCTTGATCAGGCCCCAGCGCCGCACCGTGGCGACGTCGGCCCGGATGGTCCGGGCAATCTCGTTGATGCTCACGCCTTGCGCGAACATCACCTGGGCGATCCATTGGCGGCCCAGGGGCACCTTTATGTAGCCGGGGCCGAAAACCTTGGCAAGCGCGTCTTCCTTCTCCACGCCCAGCCGTTCGGCGACGGCCGAGGTCGATCGGTATCCGACCCTCGACAGGTGCACCTGGGAGCCGCCGAACTCCAGAAGCATCTCCACCGCGCCGTCAATGCCGAGTGCCTCGACGAAGGGCGCGATATGGGCTGGCGCTTTCGGAGGCCTTTTGTTTTCAGCGTTGGTCTTCATGCCCTTCCTCGCGTCCCCGCCAGCGAGAGCTTCAGCTCCCGCGCGGTCAGTTCCTTCAATCGTTCCGTGAGTGCCACCCGGCGATGGCTCATCGCAGGTAGGCCGGATATCCGCCGCTGGAGCTCCGCCCGCTCCCGCCTGAGCCGCGCCAGCGCCGCGTCCTCGCGCCATGTCAGAAGCGGGAGGGAAGCGGCGCTCTTCATCTCAATCCCCGGGCCGCCATTTGATCAGCACGCCCTCGAAGAGGCTGGCGGGATGATTGGCGAGCCAGAACGCCCCCATGTTCTCCCGTGCCGTCTTGCCGTGCATGCCGATGGCCAAGTGGTTTATGTGCTCCGGCGCGAATCCGTCCGCGCCGGCGAAGGCCTCGATGTCGTCACGGTGGAGCCGCCGGCCGTCGATCTCGATCGCTGCGATGACGCAATCGAGAAGGCTGCTCGTTTCGATGACGATCGGCAAGGTATCGGTGCAGACCGGATCGGGATCCACGAGCTTCCGGCAATACCGCGTCCGCATCGCCTGATAGAGCTGCACATGCTCGCCTGGCCGAGCATGCCGCCGGCGATCTGCTCGAACCGTCTGAAGCTTGATGCCGGCGACGATCTGCGGTGCGAAGAAGCGCTTGAAACCGTAGGCCACCATCACACGCCCGCCTTCCGTTTCGTCGCCCGAACACGCCGGCCGAAGACGTTCATGACCGTGATCCAGTCGGCTTTGCTGCATTGATCGACTGGTACGCCTGTCAACTCTTTGACGGCCGGCAGGAATGCCGAGGTGCTGGTGGCGTGCGGATTGAGCTTCCGCCACTGCGCCCAGGCGATCTTATAACCGTCCGCGCGGGCGTATTCGGGTCGGAGCTTGCCGTCCGACCAATCGACGCCGCCCACTCGTGCGATCCATGCCTTCAGAGCCTCGACTGCCTTGCGGGCGTCGTCGGGGAACTTTAGGAAGCGCACATGGTCAATTCCCGTCTGGCGCTTGACGAACGCGAGGAGGGCGGCGTCATCGCGGTTCTCGACGATGCCGAGGTTGTGAGCCGCGATCCACAACGCCTGCAGTTTGGCGGCGAAGCGGCCGGTGAGTTTCGGACGGCCGTCCGGGCGGCGCCCTCCAGCCTTGAAGCCGAGACGGCGCAACTCGTCGACGACCGTCTCGTGCTGCTTCGGCGACATGTCGCGCAGGGACCGCTTGCCCGTCAGCCGTTCATAGAGGTCGCGCGCGTCGTCGCCCTCTATCCCGAGTTGCTTGAGGCCCACGTGTATCGCGGAGAGCGAGGTCAAAGCGAGCCCTCCAGCAGGTTGACGATGCCGATCTCGCCACTCTTGAAGCAAAACGCGAAGGCAATCATGCTGCACCTCGGGGCGAATCTACGAGGGTGTAATGGCGGGGAAAGTTAGGCGTGTGCTTTTTGGGGCCGCTGTAGCGGTATTGCTGACCGCAATTGTGCCGCCCGCGCTGTTTGGTGAGGCGCCTAAATATGAAGACCGCGACGGTGGGGACCCTTGGCGAAACTTCTTGCTTGATTTTCAGACCTTGATCACCGGCTTTTTTGCGATCGGGGCAGCGTATGTGACCGTTTGGCAGATGCGAGCAACCGACAATGCCAGCGAGAAGAGACATCGTCAGTTGGTGACATTGTCCCTTCGTGCTGATCGATTGCGGTTGGATCGAGCATTCTCGCGAATTTGGGTTCTGCGGCAGCGCGTGGACCGCATGCGGCTTCCGATGGCGGGAATTCTTCCCACGGATGAGCTGCACGAAAAATGCAAAAAGGTTCGCGATATTTCCGTCGCTTGCGGTGAATTGGCGGAGGTCGTGCGGTCTGTTCGTAGCGCCGTGGGATCGCAAAATATCCAAGATTGCTTCGATTTGTTCGACGGCTCGCTCAAATCCGCATACGAAGAGTTCAACCTGGCATCGGGGTCTCTCGATGGTAAGCTGAGCTGGGTTGCCGGTATGGCGGGTTCGCTTGACCCTTCGGCGAAGTTGTTCAATACGCCCCTCATGCAGAGACATCGGGCGGAGATATTCGCCGCCGTCGATCAGGACGACTGGACATACACATTCGAAGTTTTTCAGGATGCCACATCGGCTTTTTTTAACGCTGCTCAAAGGTTGCTCGATGCCTACCGAGTGGATGATCGCGCCCACGGCTGAACCTCACACTTTCGCGAGATCAATCGTCACCGGCCGCCAGGCATCGGTGACCTTCTCCCGCTTGTAGAAACGGACGTACTCTTTCGAGCCGGTCACCCGCATGGCGTCGCGGATCGCCTTCATGGCGTCCTGCCAGCGCTCATCGTCGATATCGAGGCGAAGCAAGGTGAAGATCTCCGACCGGCTGACCTGACCTTCCTTGTCGGTGTTGAAGGCCCGTGTGATGATCGCGCGGATCTCCGGCCGGCTATCGGCCGACCACTCGTTCAGAACCTCATCGAGCTTTGCCTTGGCGATCTGCAGTTGCGGGCCAAACGCAACGAACTCGGAGACGGAGACCTGCACCTTCTGGAGCCCGTCGAAGGTCTGATAAGTCCGGTTGCCCTTCGCACCGCCCACTTTGGCGTTGTACTCCTGGGCGAGGAGTGCATCGAACTCGCCGAGGTCCGTCATCGTGTGACCACGGAAGCGGGCAATCTGCGCGCTCAGGTCCTCAGCGAATTTCATGATCTTGCGGACCGTCTCGTCTTCCAGCTTGTCTGCGGGCTTGACGAGTTCGAGCGGAACGAGAGCACCCTTGGCGTCGGGCATGTAGGCGCGCCCATTGACCTTGACGATGCCGGTCGTGGGCTGTTCTTCGAGAATGACTGCTTCCATCGGGATAGTTCCTGTTTTGCTGAAGAAGGTCACTTGACTCCGCCGTCCGGCGATGTGCCGGGCGAGGGCTGACGGAACGGGATGACATTGCCGTGGGGATGGAGTTGAACGGGACCGGCGGTCCCGTTCAGGCGGCGCTCCATATTGCGCCATTCGGTTTCGAGATAGTTCAGGAGGAGCAGCATCGCACGGACGCCTTTGGCCTCAAGATGGACGCCCGTCCTTTCGTAAGGCGCAAGGTCCTTTCGAAGGCCTATAATGATCTCGGGAACCATCACTCTTTCCTCCCGAAATCAGGCCGGATCACCTTGCCCTCGGGATCGAGGGTAAGGTGGGTCAGGCTCTCGGTTGCGGCCTGCTCGAGCGCAGCACGCCCGTGCCGCCCGTCCTCGCCGATCCGGTGCACCGCAAGCTCTTGCTCCATGAGAACCACAAGCCGGCCGATGGTGCGCAGGCGCGCGGCGACGACACGCATCTCGACGACGGAGAGGTCGACGCCGGTCGTTGCCTTTGCCTGGATTTCCTCGAACAGCGAAATGATCTCGGAGCTGGCGGTCAGGTCGAGAACAGCTCTCACTGCATGTCCTCCACATCGCGGTTTTCCCAGGCGGCCTTCAGGTGCTTCAGCGCCAGTTCCTCGTCGGCGCCGATCGCCGCCATATAGGCGAGCTTGACCGTCTTCTCGACCTGGCCGAGGGCGCCGCCTTTCTGGCCAACACCGGTCAGGAACTGCACGCAGTCGTCGGCAGTGATGCCCCAGGCGGCAATGTAGGCGCGGATGTCTTCGAGATAGGGCTTCGAGCGCTTCAGGCGCTTGCCGATGCGCCGTTTCAACTGCGCATAGCTCGGCCCGCCGTTCGTTTTGCTGAAGCGGCTGTAGACCTCCTCGTTGCCGACAAGGGCGATGCCGCACTGGTAGATGTCCATGAAGTGGCGGAGCTGGTTAATGGCATCGTCGACGAGGTTCTGCGCTTCGTCGACAATCAGGAGCGTGCCACCGCCCATCCGCATGAGCTTCGCGCCGATCGCGCGTGTGAGCTTGGCCGGGTTCAACTCGCGGACGTCCAGTTCGGCGGCGAGTTCGACGAGCATGCCGTGCACGGTTCTCGTATGGGGGCTGATCGTGGCGTGAAAGACGTGCGGCCTGGTCGCGGCATACCGGCGGCATGCGGCGGTCTTGCCCATGCCGGCCCCGATGGTGATCATCACCATATCGGCCGTCATCTGCGCCCAGTGGAGCGTGTCGAAGATTTCCAGCCCGATCTTCGTCGTGATGTAGTCTGGCGACTGGGGAATTGTCGCGGCCAGGCTCGCGCCTTCCTCAAACGCTTCCAGCCAGTTGCGCATCAGCCGGTTAAAGGGTTCGAGCCGGCCGATATAGCTGCCGGAAAACCATTGGCTGAAGGTACCTTCCTTCATGCCGGCCCGGCGCTGTACTTCGGCCTTGTTGAAGCCGTTCGCCGTCGCGATCTCAATGACGCGCCCGGTCAGGCGCCGCCATTCTTCGACGTCCTCCGGCGAATGCTTCGCAATAAAGTCCCGCGTAGGCGTCGGCCGGTCCCAGGTGCTTCCGGCTGCGGGGCTTGTAATCACATGTGTATTCATTCAAAAGGTTCCTCGTGTGTTGCCCTTTTGGGCTGACTGGCGGGCGGGATGTCACTCCCGCCCTATTTTTTTGTCGGAACCGCACTCAGTACATTTCGGTTCATGCTGACGGCCGAACGCACTACCTTTCGGCCGTATCCCCTTTCGGGAATGAGAGGATCGAGGCGCCGCCCGACACACGGGAAAGCGCCTTCGAGAAACTGTCGGAAAATTCCTCCTCGCTGATCGCCTCTGCGGGCGCTGCAGCGAGGTTGCCGGTAAAGATGCGGGTGACCGCCGGGCGCACCGGTTCGGGCCGCTCCTCGGCCTTGCGGCCCTTTTCGAGGATCGCACCGAGTTCCATCGGTGAGAGCTTGCGGTGCGCTTTCGCGAGGGCGGCATTCGCCTTGCGGTATTCCGCCCGGTTACGGGCATGGACGCGGGCCGCATCCTGATTGTCGAAGCCGGTATCGGCGATACACTCGGCGTCGCAGATGAAGCGATTGTTGAGGTCGTAGACTTTGATGGGCTTCGTCAGATGATCCGGATCGAAGCGGATCGTTATCTGCTTGCCCATGTACTGGTTGAGTTCGCGGCTCCAGTAGCGATTGCCCATGAAGTGGATTTCGCCGCTGCCCTTCTGTGTCTTGATCGCCTCAGAGGCGAGGAGCCACAGGAAGCGCTGCGCCTCGGTCGCGTGGCGGACGATTGTCGTCGGCCGGCGCATGCTCTCAGCGAAGGTCTCGTCGAAGCTCTTGCCCTTCGCGGTCTCGGCCCTGCGGCCAGTGCGCGAATTGTGCTCGGCCACCTGTTGCGCAACGAGACGCTTGAGGTCCTCGATGTCGATCGCTGTCTCGGCATAGTTTTCCGGCTTGGCGTTCGGGTTCTTGCCGGTATAGGCGCCCGAGCAGAGCGGATGCTTCGAGACATTCTCGGCGAAGTCGCCCCAGGCGCGCTCGACCGGCTTCGACTGACCGGAGTGCGGCAGCACGAAATGCGGCGCAATCTGCAGTGCAGTCAGCAGGCCCTGCGGATCTTCGGGCCGGACCTTGAAGCGGTACCGGGTGCGCGCGCCGCCGGAGATTTTCTTCGAGGCGAAAGCGCGGCCGTTGTCGATGTACATCCGGTCGGGAATGCCGAACTGCTCGACCATGTCGCCGACGACGAGGCGGACCACCTCCCATGTCTCGGCCTCTGACAGCCGCCATGCCAGGACTTTTCCCGAATAGAGGTCCTGGATACCGACGAGATACATGCGCGTCGGCGTATCGCGGCCCGGCAGGCGCACAAAGACATCCAGCTTGTGGCCGTCCATGTTGACGGCCTGCATGGCATGAAGGTGCGCACGGCTGCGGCGTTGGGCCGGATACAGGGTCTTCGCACGGTCCTTGCCCTCGCGCGTCAGCACTTGGATGGCCTTCGGGACATCAGCCTCGAGGCGGCGCCGGAGCGATCGTTCGGAGGGGATCGGCGACCACCCGTGGAGCCGGGCGGCTTCCATCAAACGCCGGTAGCAAGCAGAGAAGCCGGGCTTCTCCGGCCGCAGATAATCTGACTTCAGGAAATCCCAGGCGTCCGGGTGACATGCGGCGACCTGCGGAACAGCACCATCGGCCAAAGGCGAGGCGGGAGCCAGAGCCGCAAGCCAGTCTTCGGGGTCAACGCCTTCGGTCGCTTTCCGCCAGTCGTAATAGGCGGACTTCTGAATGCCGGCGTCGAGCGTGGCGACGCCAATTGCGGCAGTTCTGTTGAGGCCGCGATCACGCACGAGCTGCTCGACGCGATTGATGACCTTTAAACGCTCCTCGCAGACCGCCTTCTGCGCCTTCGAGAGCGCGTTGAACCGCGACCAAAGGAGGTTCTTCCTGGCCCGCGCCTCCTCCCAAGTGGCCTCGCCGGTCGTATGGCGCAGGCGGAGCTGCGCGGCCGGCGGCAACAGGGAGATGTGATACTCGAAGCCGCCGCCGCGTCCGGCACGCGGCCGGGCGTGCGGTGTCGACCGCCAGCCGTATTGCGCGATCATGAGTTCGATGCCCTGGCGCGTCTGCGGAAGGTCCGGCAGGCGAGCCGCAGCGATCTCGGAGGACGTCAGCCATTCCTTGGTGCCCGTCGTCATTTGCGTGCCCTCCGGATGGTGACCGGTCGGGATTTGAGCGCCCGCAACTCAGCGCGGATGGTCTCCTGCTCCTGCTGCAGGCGGGCGATTTCGGCGAGCCGGGCTTCATCGCCGATGAGCAAGGTTGCGCCCTGCTCGGATACCGCCTCGTCCCAAAGCCACATGGCGCCGGTCGCGTGCACAAACGCGGCGAAGCGCGGCAGGGTGATGTCGTGGCCTTCCTTGCTCTCGGCGGTGTAGGCATCCAGCATCGCCTTGCTGATTGAAGGCAGGCCGAGATACTGCGCCATCCGCGCGGCGATGGTGGGCCGGTCGTAGGGGCACTCGCGGATGGCACGGGCCATCGCCCGCTTCATCTTGGAGCGATAACGATCGATGTCGATCCGCGCGACGGGCACTCGAACGGGGAAGAGCGGCTCAAGAAACAGGTCGAATTGTGTGGGATCGCGCTTCATTCCGCGGCCTCCAGGAACGAGAAGTCTTGGCTATCGCCGGCATGGGCGAGGAAGCGACGGCGGGTGCCCTCGTTGGCGGTTTTCCAAGCGGCGACAAGTTTGGCGTAAGCCGTCTCCTGCGGGTCGGGCTTCCGCGTGTCGCCCTTCAGAGAGGCGAGAGCCTTCTTCAGGTCCCGCTCTGTCTGGAGGACCTGTGCGATGCTCGACTGCTCGGAAGGACCCTTCTTGGCCAGCTTCAGCAGCAGGGTCTGGTCGTCTTCGCCGCCCGTTCCGCGCAGTGCGCTGCGCAAGGCGGGGTGCAGGTTCAGGGCGATGCGGGTAACTTTCTTGTAGGTCGTGTCTCCGAACCCGAAGCGCTCTTGCACCCTGCGGGAAAGTTCGCGACCGCCGGCGAAAATAACAGGGCACTTGGTGCCGTGTTTCTTGGGCGGGCGTCCGCCCTTCGGGTTGATGACGCCGTGCTGCTCTTCCCAAAGCTCGCGAAACTTGGCGACGAAGATCGCTCGGTCGAGTGCCGAAAGCTCGTTGCGGAAGAGGTTCTCGCTAAGCTCGAGGAGCTGGGCCTCGACGGCATCGGCCGAGACCACGATGGCGTCCAGTTCTGCCCAGCCGTTGATTATGGCGGCCCGAGTGCGGTGCCCCCCGGCGACAAGCGTCAGCGGGGTCTTGCCCTTGTTGGCTGCGGGCGTCCGCCGGACCATGATCGGGCTGATCTGGCCTCGCTCGGCCATTGATGCAGCGATCGCCTGGGCATGATCCTCGTCGATCGGACGGGCTCGCTCGCCGATGTGGATGTCTGAAATTTTCGCGCGCATGAACTCAGCCATTATGCTGCTGCCTTCCTCAACTGCTGCATGAAGATGTCCTTTGCCTTCGCGGCCATGCGGGCGTAGGCCTTGGCGAAAACCGGGCAGCCGAGCCGCTCGTCGATCTTGCCAATGGCAAAGGAAATGGAGGTGCGCTGGCGCGCCTGGATCTTGACGATGCGTCGGCGAGGGACGCCAAACTCGACGTGGAGAATGTAGATGGCGACCTGCCGCGCGAGGGCCGCGTCAAACAGGTCGTGAGGAGGCGAGATGATGTCCCGCACGGCGATGTGCGAGAAGTGTGCCTGGACCGCCTTGTAGCAGCAGGTCAGAATCACTTCGAGCCGCTGATGTTCGTCATAGGGGTTCAGCATGACGCGTTCACCAGGGCGATGATCGCGGCGACGAGGCCTCCTAGCGCTACGCTGAACAAAAGCGCTGTTTGGACCGCACTACAGAAAGGCGATCGGGACGGAATGAAGGGGTTTTCCATGTCTAGACCCCCGCGGCTTTTTGGCGTTGCCGCATGGTCGGCGGCCGCTCATAGTTCTCACGCGGCTGAGGGGATCGGCGCTGACCGGAGGGCCGGTAACGGCTTGGCCACAACAAGTGGGCCTTTGTACCGAGAGCAGCGGCGACCGCCCGCTCGCCTGCCGCGTTGGGCTCCCGGAGCGTCGTTCCGGCAGTCCCGCGCGGCAGGGTGTAACGGCGGTCAATGTCGTAGAGCGACAGACCGGCAAGGAGGAGCTTGTGCTTGATCGCGGCAAGCTCTTCCAACTTGCGGGTCGACGCGTCGCGTGGCTTGTCCGTCCTATGTGGGCGGTGCATAGTCTTTCCTCGTTGTGAAAGGGGAGGCCCTGGCCGGTCTCCCCTTTCATGGGTGATTTGTTCCGTGTTCATGGAAAGAGATAGCCAGAAATGGCCATCTCGTCAAGGGATGTGGCCAGATATGGCCACTTGATGTGCGTGATGAGTGGTTTGGGCGAGCGTATACGCGAAGCGGCCGACGAAGTGGGTGGCCTGAAGAGGCTAGCCGAGAATATTGATGTGCCGAGGAGGACGTTGGGCAATTGGCTCTCTGGCACGCAACCGAAACCAGAGCATTTGCAGCGCATCGCTGATACGACAGGGGTAAGCCTTCAGTGGCTGATATCCGGTGAAGGGCAGAAGAAGGCCGACGCTGTTTCAGCGATGGCCCGCCTCGCAAAGCTCACGGAAAATCCGGGCCAATTCACAAACGAGGAGTTCGAGCAACTCGTCCAGAGCTGCTTTAACGCCGCCATGCGCAAAGGCGACATCGCGACTCGGGAGGCACCTCAAGCACCCGCGGTAGATATAGTGTTGCTTCAGAGGCTGTCCGATGTTGTCCAAGCAGTGTTCATCGAGTGCAAGCAATCGGCGCCACCTCGCGCCATTACGGCCGAGGCCGGGAACCTTTACAATGAGCTTCTACAGATGGTCGTCGACGTGCATGACGAGGAGGTCGTTTTAGCAATCCTGCCCGTACTGCGCGCACGATTTAAGAAGCGGTTGGAGGAGGCAGCGGCCCAACCTGGATCTGGGAAACGCTCGGTCTCATGATCGTCAAGCCACGCTTGGATCAGCCGGAATTGCAGTCGCAGCCAGACGCGCCCGATCTTCGACCAGGTCGCACAAGCCAAGAGATGATGTGATTGGAAGGCGCGCTTGTAACCTCACGCGCAAAAGAACGCGGGCGGCAGGCGCCGCCCCAAAACTCAAGTATGCATTACTAAGCCTCAGCACCCCTAAATTGCACAACTAAGCTAAGTGTCGCATTGTTTGCGTGCAAGGGGCGCTGGCACCACTTATAGAGGCAGAAGGACTTTATGCTCGGCATTCTTATCGACACGTGCGTCTGGCTTGACCTCGCCAAGGATTATAGGAACCAGCCGGTCATCGCGGCTCTAGAAGACATCCTGAACCATGGAGACGTCGAGCTTATCGTGCCGCAGGTGGTTCTCGACGAGTTCGCGCGGAACAAGGATCGAGTGGCCGTGGACGCGAAGCGAAGCTTGCAGTCGCACTTCAGCCTCGTTCGTGACGCTGTGCAACGATTCGGGGACGAAAAGTACATTGATGCGACCATCAAAGCGCTGAATGAGGTCGACCACTCCGCCGTCTATAAGGGCGAGGCAGTTACCGAGTCCATGGTGCGGATCGAGCGGCTGCTTGCTGCTGCGGAGGCAATACCGGCTACACCGGCCATCAAGGCTCGCGCGGCCGACCGGGCCTTGGACGGGATCGCTCCCTACCACCGGCAGAAGAACAGCATCGGGGACGCCATCATAATCGAGACGTATGCCGAGCAGATGGGCCTGGAAGGTCACATAGACGACGAGTTCGCTTTCATCACACACAACAAAGCCGACTTTAGTCAGGAGCAAGGCGATCACCGTCAGCCCCATTCTGATCTCGCTGCCCTGTTCGATGGCAAACGCTCGACCTTTTGGACGTCGCTTGCCGACCTGCTCAACGACCTGGATGAGGATCTGCTGGCGAATTACGACCTTGAGCTATATGGCGCGACCCAGGTGCGCGGCTTCTCCGAAATCATCGAGGCCGAGCATTTGCTGTACAGGCAGGTCTGGTACAATCGCCACCAGAACCTCAGGATCAAAATTGAGCGCGGCGGCCAGATAGTAGTCTCCAAGGAGGAATGGGACGCGGCGAAGCCAAAGCAGCGTAGGCGCATGATAACAGAGGGCACCTGGAGAGGGGCTCAGGAGGCAGCGAGGAGGACCGAAGCCGAAGTCGGCATCGAGAACCTTGGTCCGTGGGACGACTTCGAATGGGGCATGCTTAATGGGAAATTGAGCGCCCTGCGATGGGTGCTCGGCGACGAGTGGGACATGCTCGACACCTGACCGTCATTGGATCACTCGGGGGGACGGCTTTCGACCTGATCGGGAAGTTCGCATTTACGGTTCGCGACCGCTGTCGCGAGGTCGCTGGGGGAGCCCGCCTCTCGCCACGAGCAGTAGCCCCGACGGGCGGCAGTTATTGTGTCACTCTCTAGCTATCAGGCGCGCGCCCCTTCAGCGCATATTTTGTAGAAAGCCTAATTCCTCTCTAACGTCAGTTCCTGACAGGAAATCTGGCCTAAAGAATTTCCGCTCGATCCAGCGGAAAGAACCTGCACAGCGCGCAAAACCCACCCACGGGGGCAGTTATACCAGGTTCCATCCCAGCTTCCGTGGTCATCCTTGGTGAGAGTTACGTTGGAGACTTTGCCCGCCTGCAAGTTTGCGATCGTTGTATTTAGATTCGCCAAGGTCGTCTGATACTGGGCTATCTGCGCATCATACGATTGAATCTTGGCCAGAATCTGGTTGGCCCAGGTCTCCGAGACCCTCGCATCCGCGGGGATCGGTGCCGTCATAGATCCCTCCGAAGTAAAAACGGCGATATCCACAGCAGGATAGAATTGAGAATTGGGCGTGCTGCTTGCAACTGGTGTGCGGCTGCACGAGATTTGAACCTGCTCTGCTACCGGAAGACTGTAGTTTAGGTTAAGTTGTTCAATGGTTGGCTCCCTGGCATCATTGCCGGCCGAAACGAGTGTGCATACTACGCCCTCAGCGGCCTTCCACCCGTACAGTATGCCGGTGGTGTTGCCCGCTCTTGCGACATCGAACGTTACCTTGTCAGCCGCCACGCCTACAGAAATACTTACCTTTTCCTTCTCGAGCTTCCTGCATTCGAGGAAGACAGATAGAGCCCGCTCGACTACGTTTGACGTTTCTACGGACGTAAACCCATAGTTACTGTAGTTGCTCGCCTGCTCTTGGCAGAACTGTTCTTTACTGGCGTAGTTGAATCCAAAGGATGTTTGAAGGTTGCCAAACTCAGCACCAATGGAGGAGACGGAGGACTTGCAGACATTGTTATAAAAGAAAGCCTTTTGATCGTTCTCCTGCACACTCTTCATAAGATTGCGGCCGGTCAGGGCTAGGACCTGAGAGCAGTCTGCATACGCGGCGTCGATGCTGCACCAGTAACCAGCCAGAACACCTGCAACAAAAGCAAGTTGGGGGACGCGGATGAGCATTCAGGCCTCCTTATGGCGATAAACCCCACTGATTATGTGCTCGCCTTGATCTACATACAGCGTTCTTGTATTCAGTAATACTAGCTAAATTAGAAGCTTAGCGAGCTACCCATTTTGAGGTATGAGTTTCCACCCAAAGCGGGGTGCCTAGGTCGGCTCACTACCAATTCCCAAACATGCAAGAGACGCCGAGCGTTGTGACGCCCTCTTGCATGTTGAAGAAAGAGCATTGACGTGACCAACCGACTTGATTTCACTAAAAAAATAGGCTCGGCGGGTAAACATGCAATTCGCTTGCATGTTCGAATTGGAACGCTGGTGCGTCTTGCCGCCTAAATCCGCCGGTCGCCCTCTGCCTCGGCTTACGCTCACGCTTTGTTTCTTAAGGGTTTGAAGACGCCTCGAAGGCATTTCGCGGTTTTTCGAAGGTCCCTTGCAGGATCGCGCCGTTTTGGCCCCGCGGCCCACCGCCGGCAAGTTCTGGCCCGACCTTGCTGTCAAAACCGCCCGCCGCCGCCGCACCGCCGGTCCTCGCCAACGCCTTGTTTTCTCGACGTTTCTCAGCAGCTCCCGGATATTCCCGGATAATCCCGCCTTCTTCCGGATATCTCTGACAAACAACACCGGTGCGATCCTGCATATTGTCGCTGGGCGCGAGCAAGGTTCACCAAAACGGCTTGCCGGATCTGCGAGGGAGTGCCGCCCTCCCGTCCACTCGATGAGCTTTCTTATTTTTCGAGCGCGCTCTATCACTCATAGGGCCTCGCTCTCGCTCTTGCGTGAAAGCTCTGAAGCCGCCACTCCTTTCCTTATTCGCCGTTTTGACCACGAGCCGCCACCAGAGGCCAGTGGAAGCGCCGAGTCTTGTGCACTGAATTCTAACGTCGTTAAATGAGTTACTGTCAAAGGTCATACTCGAAAGATCATTAGAGTAGATTTCTGCTGGTTACTTGATCAAGACGGTTTTGGCCGTCGGTCGCTCCTGCGCCGGATCCATTCTCCAAACTTTATGACGAGAACTGTCATCGGCGTTGTCTACCCTTATTTCTCGATCTGGAACTTAATTCTGCTGTAGTGGTTTTCCCTGGAGGAAAGAACCTAAAGGAGAACTCCAATGGCTGACAGAGGACCAACAGTAGTCAACACAGGGGGCAGCGGCGGTGGGTGGGCCGTTGCGGTAATCGTGATTCTGCTAGTTGTCGGAGCCTTGTTCCTGTTTGGCGGCGATCTCTTCGACGGCAGCGGCGGTGGTGGAAATACCGACGTCGACGTGAACGTGCCGAACGTTGAAGCGCCGCAGGCACCTTCAGGCGGACAGGAAACGCAGGCGCCTTCAGGCGGCGAGGGAACGTCGCCGGGCGGCGCTCAACAGTAGTCATCAACGTCGAGCCGTCCCTCGACGGCTTCCGGAACTGGCGAGCGCGCCTGGTGAGGCGTGGTTCATTTCTCCCGAAGCGCTCGCCCTGATGTCCTGCCGCTTGGTCCGTCCTCCCCGGCTCAAAGACGCGGAAGGGCGGAACTAATCCGCTCCCCTGCCGTTCAGATATGAGTTTAAGCAAACTCTCAAATGAGAGCATGGAGGAGAAGTCATGAACATCGGCAGGCTTTTCGCGGCCGGGTTGATTTTGGGCGGCGCGGCGGCTGCTGTACCTTCTGCTTCGTCAGCCCAGTCATTCGACCTGTATATCGGTCCGGACGGTCCGCAGCTGCGTGATCGCAGATATGACGATGACGATTACGATTATCGTCCGTCTCGCGGCTGCAGCGAGCGTCAGGCCATCCGTCGCGCCTATCGGCTTGGAATCCGCGACCCGGATATCCGGTCGGTCACGCGGCGCGAGGTCGCGGTCGACGGTGTCGGCCGGCGCGGCCGGCTTACGACCGTCTATTTTGCAAATCGGCCGGGATGTCCTCGCATAGGTTGAGCCTCGTCTGCTACAGCGCCGAGCGTCTTATCAGACGCGCAAAGGTCGCTGTGGCACTTTGATCTGCTGCATGTTTTTGTCCTTTAATCGGATACGATTAAAGGACACATGCAGTAGTATAGCCGAACGTTCGCCATCATAGGGCGCCGCGCGTTTCCGGACGCACGGCGCCATTTGGCATGCTGCTACAAACGGCAGCGCTCGGGCAAGACTATCTGTATGGACGAGGCGGGCGACGGAACTTCCCGGGGCCGGCCTTGTTAGAGCAATTCCAGGAAAAGTGCGCAGCGGTTTTCCGTCCGGAGTTGCGGCAGAAGGGTGAGCAATTCCAGGAAAAGTGCGCAGCGGTTTTCCGTCCGGAGTTGCGGCAGAAGGGTGAGCAATTCCAGGAAAGTGCGCAGCGGTTTTCCGTCCGGAATTGCGGCAACGAAAGGTTAGAGTATTGCCGGAGCGGAAATGCTCTGGATCACGATGTTTTAGGTCTGGTTGACCTAAAAACATGACCGTGATCGATTGCACGAAGTTGGAGCGGGATGCGGGCGGAAAACCGCACACACTTTTCCTCATCCCGCTCCGGGTCGGTCAGGAGGATCGCATGCCGGCGCCGAAAGAGATGGATTCCGCATTGACCAGTCTTCCCCTGAGAATCGGGGCCTATGTCCCCGACGATCTCCTGGAGGACTGGTTCGCCCCGGGAACGGGAATGAACCCGCCCTCGGAAAAGGCTTTGACCGAGGCAGCCGCATACGGCCGGCGGTTCGAGTGCGAATTCAAATATTATCCCGAGCGAAAGGAAGGGGTCTTCTGGAAATGGGTACCAGCCATCTGAACGAAGGCAA